TCCCGCTCGTTGCAGTTTTACGGACACTGCTGTCCAGTAATCGGGTGAAGTCCCATTGCTCAATGGAAATATCGCCAGCACTCGGGCCAAGGTTACGGCCCACAACCATGAATAGCTTCTCGCCCACGGCTGTCACGTTGGTCACTTCCGCATCGTCCATCGTCCAGCTAGTGAAGCCGTTGATATCCTGACTTCTCAAGGTGTTCAAGACGGTTGCAGTCCCGTCATCGTTAACAACGAACAGCCAGTTAGCGTCATCGCTTGCCGTACCCGCTAGAAGCGCCATGTCACGGGGCTGTTTAATCAAGTGACTAGCAAGAACAGAGCGGTCATCACTCGTGTATGCGTCCTCATTGAACGAGTACAGGAACGTCAGCAGGGCTTTACCAAAGCGATCAATGAATATCGTCGAGCCATCTACGTCTTGCACTTCGACATTACTCGCACCGTGCGCTGTTTGTGGCGTGATCTGGATATTGCTCGGGGTTACCGGCTTACTCGTTACAGCAAACTCTGCACCAGAGGTAAACACCTGTAAGTTTCTGCCGGGATAAACGTCAACAATATCATTCAGTGTACGAGAGGATATGGTTGCAAAGATTGCATCGTCATCGTCTGCTTCTTCAATGTCGAAGTTAAAGAAGTCAGAAGACTTAGATAGAAATAATGATTGTGGCTTGGATGCTGTGCCGCCAATAACCAATCGGCCTTCATAAAAGCAAATGGTCTTGGGCCATCCACGGGTAGACGACCAAACATCCTCTTTTCTTGGGCTACCACTAGCGCTTTTTGTAAACGAAACCGTATTGCTTGCATCGCCTTCCGTAAAATAGCCAGCAAACAACTCAAAATCTTTTGCTGATTCGCCTGAGATCGTAATGGTGTACTGATTTGCGCCTGTTCTTGCTACGGCTACACCTGTTTCACCAAAGACCGGCATCTCTTGCAGGTTCTTTTGGATATTAAACACAGTCGATGCTTGCTCATCAGCCGTACTATCACCAGCAAATGTGATGTTTTTTGACTGAATTGACTCAATATCGACCTGAAATCTGTCACCTTTTGCAAGGTTACTACCACCTAACGTCATTACCTGCACGTCATCAACAGGTGTTGGGCTTTGTGCATCGTTGTAATCGAACTGCGGGACGTTGCTAAATGGGATCTCATCAAGCGACCAATCGGTATCCGTACCCAAGTTAACCAATCTGAGGGGCTGGAAGTTGCCCACGATCAACATGACGTTCTCGACCGTCGCTATCCTAATGTTTTCGACATCAATAAACGACAGAAGGCCAGCAGGGTAGGCATTCCAGATCGGTAGTATGTCGATCACACGCTGTACAGGGTCGCCAGTTGTCGCGTCAGTGCGATAAATGCGGATGTTCTCAGGCGTAAACTCAACCAAATAGTTGCGGTCAGCCTCAACCCCGAAGCTCTCTAGCTTGGTTCTGCTGTCTCGATTGCCAGCGCTGTAGTAATAGTTAACACCCGACGCGCCGATATTGCCCGCAAAGCTGTCACTGCCATCACGAATGATGCGCCAATCGGTAATCGCCGATGCAGGGTCAACAGGGAAACGGAAGTTCTGAGGGTTAGTGCCGATCAGTGGAATAGCTTGCTGGTCCACCCACGTTGTACCGCCATCGGTTGAATACTGAAACATCATGTCGCTAGTGGAACCGGCAGTCGCAAACATGTCGGTCACTTCGATAAATACAATATTGCCGAATGCTAGGCTTACATCGCAATCAACAAACACCCAATCGGTTGTAGTGCCGGGCGGGGTTGTCGTCTGTGTACTAGTGGCTCGATTATTGTCATTGAGACTTGCGACAGTGCCACCATTGGGCATAGTCCCGGTCCATGAATCAATCACTAATGCATCTACGCCCTGACCTACAAACGAAGTACCCGGACGCCGACGCATTCCACCTTGAGGGACGATCACCACATTATCGGCAGTCTCTACCGCCTGATAATACTGGTTGATATCAATGCGGCCCTTCAGTAACGGGGATAGCTCGCCACTTACAAAGCTAGACTGAATGAATCGAGTCTTAGCCATTAGAACCTCACATTAGTGAATGGGTTGCTTCGTATCGGTTGCGTAGGATGTTGCTGAGAGTCCGTGAATCGCGCCATACGGGACGCATTCACATAAGCCGCCGCCATCTCACCTCGTGCCGCTGAACTGTCTCTAATGCTCGCCGCGAAGTCCATAGCCAGTGCGTACTCAATCATCTTGGAAAAGTACACGGGCCACTCATCTTCAGTGACGTTTGCAATGTAGTCAGCGTACAGGGCTTGCGATGAATTGCTGTAAACCTTATCGCCGTAAACCTGATAGTTAGCATCAGGGGAAATAGTGATCAGGAATAGTAAATCAGTGGGTAGCTGGTAAATACTACTCCAGCCGCTAGGATCAATCGGGGTGTCTGTCAGCTTAGATATCTGCGCCTTACGACGTGCAAAGCCCCAGCGATGCTTGGTTAGCTCGTTCTGGACAATGTTGTCGTAGAGATTGTTTGCGACAGTCTCGCGCCGTGATCCACCAGTAAGTGAATTAATCGGAGTGTCACCAATTAGAATAAGTGCATTGCTAATTAAGTCGATCTTGCTCGCCATAACTCACCCGGAAATAGAATGGCCCCCGAAGGGGCCGGATAAGACTTATGCAGTCTTGTCGTACTGGACCTTAACCAAACCACCTTCGTCACGTACAACAGAGCCAGCCTTGAGCATACCGTTGGTAAGCCAAGAGGTCTTCTGCGCGACGTAGTTGATTTCAGTCTTCATGTCGATACCGACAGCAAGGCCAACCGATGGACGCTGGAAGAACCAAGAGTCAACGATATTACCCGCTTCAGTCAGACCGCCTTCGGCACGGGTCTCAAGGATGATGAACTGGAAGCCAACGAGAGTGTTGATCTCACCAGATACAAGAGCCTTGATCGCCTGATAGTCGCCAGAAGTTGCCTTCTCATCGTTCAACAGACCGCCCAGACCACCAGCTTCGATTACAGCGAAAAGCTCAGTGTTAGGTACGCCCTGATCACGCAACTCAACCTGCGCTGAGTTTACCTTAGCGATAGTCAAGTTAGTGCCACCAGCCGCTACTGTAGTTGTCAATGGAGTAGAAGCGTCCATTGCATCAATAACGAGCTGATCACAACGACGACCCAAAGCGCCAGCGATTGTAGATGCCAGCTCTTGCTTCTCGTCGAAGTTTACGTCTTGCGCGTCAAAGATGTCTGTGTACTCAGGCGCGTTCCAGTTTGCGAGAGTCGCAGTCTTGAACTCGTGCCCTACGTCCATTGGATCAACATCAGCGGAACTAGTCTTCTGGTTAGCAAGACCTTTGCCCATGCGACGGAATTTGTAGGTATCACCTACGACGTTGTTTCGGAGTGTGACAGCGTTTTTGAGCAAGCCAGCGTTCGCATAAGCGTGCTTCACCATGCTGTCAAATTCAGTTACCGCTACTGCGGAGAGATTAATTGACATGATTCAGTCTCCTCTATGTCAAATGTATAAAAAATGATTAAGAGATTTTAGACTGAGTACCCGGCAGTCGGTCAGTCGTTCAACCTAAAAACTACCGGGCCTTGTGAAAGGGGTATCCGATCTCGCTATGATACCACACAAATTACGTTAGCCAACAATACGCTCGTATGGCTTATCACCGCCAAACTCTTTCATCATGCGCTGTATCTTACGCTCATGGTTGGGATCGACTGCACGGAGCATCTGACCGCTGTCATGCTTCTTAAACATCTCGGCCTCAATGTCGTCCCATGTAATGCCACCGGGTTGAATGTAACCATCAATCGGCAACTTAGCAGGGGCGGTTGACTTGATCAGCGCCTCGATCAGTTGGACAGACTCAGCACTGTTTACAGCGTAACGAAGTTCCTCGTATGTATCGCCATCGAGATTGTTCTTCATGTACTGCTCAACAACCTTAATGCGCTCAACAGCGTTATCACCTAGCTTTGCCATCTCAGTCTCAAGTGAGACCTCCTCAATGGCTTGCTCTTGTGCTGTCAGTAGCTCCCACGCCTCGTTCATAGCGGCCTGAGACATATTCTGCTTGGAGCCAAACTCAACCAGCTCGCCCCACAACGCGTCATCTGACTCTACACCTTCATAAGGCTGGTAACCGTCTTTAGGTGCGCCAGTGAATCCGCCGAACTTCTTCTCTAGCTCGGTGTATGCCTTGGCTTGCTCTGCAATTGACTTGTACTTGTCGGCTTTGTACCACTCGGGTTGATCGCCTACGCCCTTGATTCCCTCACTTAGAAAGAATTCGCCTTCACTTAACGTGGGTTCAGCGGCATCTACTAATGATGTCAGGGTATCGTTACTCTCTACGGCCTGTTCTTCCATGATTATCTCCAAGGATAGTTAATGATCGCCCTCTTGGGGCTTATGGGTTGGTGTTTCAGTAGGATAACTTCCAGCCTCCGCTTGCCATTGATCAGGGCTAAGTCGTTGACGTCGATCCAATCAACGTGTTGCCCGTCCTTATAGCACCGGAATGCACGGAATTTGTGGATATACTCGAACTTCTCGAAGCCATACCGCTCATGCAATGGGGTAAGCCACTCAAGCTCGCAGTTAATAGTAGCTAGGTGATCAAGATTTCCGCCCGCTACCTCATACTTGGGCTTTGCTTTGCGCGTTCGCTTCTTGGGTTCTTCGCTCATTGTCTCTCCGCTTGCTGTATGTAGTGGATGATCATGCGAATAACACCCGCCTCGCCATTGTGATACGCCGCTTCATACGCGACGTTCTGGCTGGATAGGGATGTTGCATTGTCGAATAGAAAGCGACGTGTCAGATCCTCTAAAACCTTCTGCCCGTCTTCAGTATTGAAGCACCGGGCATAGGCTTTGGTCATTTGGGAGATCTGTTCTTGTGCTTTGGCTTTCTGTTTCTTGGCGTCCGGGCTTGCGCCCTCAATTGTTTCCCAAGTCATTCAGCTTCCATTGGTGGTTGTTGTTGTTGCATTTGAGCCTGCGCGCCAGCTTGGATGATCTGCTGTTTCTCAATTTCAGATCGCACTAACTCGGCTGGCATCCCTGTTTTCTCTGCCGCCCATGTACCGAAGTCCTCAGTCTTATAAGCCATAAGAACTTGCTCAGGGCCAGACGTACCCAATACGAACTGTACGGCTTGCTGAACGGCTAGTAGATCCTCGCCATCCTGCGCCCGTGCTAGTGGAGAGGTGAACTTGATCTGCACATCACGCCCATCTAGCTCGATAGGGACGATCAATCCGCGTCGAGTCAGTATTGCGACGACACGCTTGAGTATTGGTACGAGTATCTCGGTCTGAAGTCGCCCAAAGGCCGACCCGATCCGTTTTGCAAGCTCTCGGGATTCAATAGCAACCTCAGTGGCGCTACGAACAGGACCAGCAGGATCACGCAAGTCGTTGAACAGTGCCAACTTGATAGCGTTTTGTAGCTCCACGATTTCGAATTGCGCGAGAGCAAGGTTCGATCCTGTATCGAGACGTTGAATAGAAGGGTTGTTGGTGTTGTTTGATCCGACTGGGATCACGACACCCGGTGCAATAACCATATTGTACGGGTTAGTAACGCCGTCGTCAGTAGCCGTGTACATACCAGCAAGGTCGATTGCGGCCTTCTGCAATACAAACTCTTTGGCTTTGTTCAATGAGCGCACATCGGGCAGTGATTGCATGGCTGGACCGCGACCACGGACCTCACCAGCTACCTTAGTGTAGCGACCAGTAACCCAAGGGCTTGATTGGCCGAAGTCTTCAGTCCATGAGAACTGATTTTCCTCTGCTACCCATAAGCAACCGTAATACTTCTTGTCTTTAGGATCGAATATGACGCCCTCAGATACACGGACTTCGCTGTTCGGGCTGTTCTCAATCATGTTGCGTACTTTCTGTGACGCCTCAAATCCCTGCCACATACGCTCTAACAAGCGAGCCTTAACCTCAAACCGTCGCCAGTGTGTCTCAACGCCACCATACGGACCTTCTTCAAATGCGATGCCCTTCTGTGGGATCGTGTTGAAGCAGATAGGGTTCGTCTCGTCGTCCGTTTCTTCAATCTTCATGGTGGCTGTGCCTACCAATAGATCAAGTGCGGCCTCATAGAACTGCGTGTGGAAGTTAGAACGGTTGATATAGTCGAATACCAGCTCACATTGCTGGTCTAGGTTCGCCCGGATGTCCTCTTCAG